TATGGAAATGGCAGGTAAAATCTCCGAAGAGGATGCGTACCAAGAAATCAAGTCTCTTTGTAAAGAACTAAAACAGATTAGGAAATCTTATCGCAAGAATCACGAATCCTAATCGACGCTTGACGAAAATTCCAGTACATGCTACAATAAATATCTCGTTCAGCAATGGACGACGCGAGGTTAGTCGAAAACCTCCTTCATCTGCGGGTAACCATTCCGCAAGTAAATTCTAAAGGTAAACAACTATGATTAAATCTGTAATCGCAGCTGCCGCTGCTGCTCCTCTTTTCGCTGGCGCTGCCCTTGCAGGCCCCTACGTTAATGTAGAGGCGAACAGCGGTTGGACTGGTTCTAACTACGGTGGTACTGCCATCGACACCCATGTGGGCTACGAAGGTGCTCTGGGTGAGTCTGCTTCTTACTACGTCCAAGCTGGTGCTACCACCAAGCTCCCCGACGCTGGTACTGCTGACACCGTTCCTTCGGGTAAGGCAGGTCTGGGCGTTGCTCTGACCGATGACCTCGGCGCATACGGCGAAGTTTCGTTCGTTGGTTCGGGCGTTGCTGGTGTTGACCGTGGTTACGGCACCAAATTCGGTCTGAAGTATAGCTTCTGAACCGATAAATAAGTACGAGACCTTTCGTGCGGTCTCTACAAAAGTCGGAACACCCAATGGGACTCTTCGGAGTCCCTTTTTTATTCGTATAAGTATTAGTAAGTGTTGTTATTCACTCATGGACCTTAAAATTTACACACGCTCCCAGTGTTCTTTCTGTGAAAAACTGAAGACTGTTCTAACCATGAACAATATTGGTTTTACTGAGTACCGATTGGGTTCTCATTTCACCCGTGAACAATTTCTTGCAGAATTTGGTAAGAATTCCACCTTCCCAAGAGTCATCAAAGATGGTAAACTTATTGGTGGATGCACCGAAACTCTTCGCCTTCTTCTCAGCGAGGGAGTGATTAAAAAAGAACGTATCTAATGTGTTGATAAATACACATATGTAACGTTTGGGAGGGAGAGGTTTCCAATTACAAACAGTAACATACGGGGGAACCATGCTAGAAATCTTGACTGTGTTTGTTATTATTGGGGCATTCATGTTGGGAGTGATTGGTACATGGTTGGCAAAAGGTTACGTTGAAGATTTTATCGAAAACGCTGCTTATGCTAAGTCAGTTACCCATCCCGAGATGCTCGATGAGAACGGTAACATCCTACACGATGATTTAATTTACCTCAGAACAGATTCACAATACTGGACTGAGTTTGAAGAAGACGATGACGAATGATTTGGAGTTTTAATCATGCCAAGAACATTAGATGCAAGCAATCCTCAACTTCTGGTGAGTGAGGTACTTCGTAAGGCGTCCAACGCCAAAACAAAAGCGGAGAAAATTGCCATCCTACAAAAACATAATCACCAGGCGTTGCGCTCTATCCTCATCTGGAATTTTGACGAGACTGTAATCTCGGCAATTCCTGAGGGTGAAGTTCCTTATACACCTAATGATGCACCCGAGGGTACAGAACATACCTCACTGTGGAAGGAAGCATCTAAGTTATACTATTACGTCAAAGGCGGTGCAGACAGACTCCCTTCATTGAAGAGGGAATCTATGTTCGTTCAACTTTTGGAGGGGCTGCATCAGTCTGACGCAGAAGTTATCTGTCTTGTTAAGGACAAGAAACTTCAAGATAAGTATCGAATTACATTAGCAGTAGTTAAAGAAGCATTTCCCCAGATTCAATGGGGAGGTCGCTCTTAATGTTCGATAAACAACAATTAGAAAACACAAGCAGGTACAGCGTCAGAGTCATAAAGGCAAACTGCAATATGTTTGACGCTGCAGATACTTCTTTACCAAGAAATTCTTATATTGTCACAGCAATACACTATGATGGCAGTATATGGTATGATATTGTTCAGGGAAAGTTGTCAGACATCTTTGATTTCTATCACGACAACCTTCCTGGATGCATTCAAAAGTATGAATGGACTGAAGGTAAAATTAATCCTAAACTATGGACGCCGCCAAAAGGAAAATGAGTATCTTTCTTACGCAACCTAATCCTGAGGTAGAGGAACCTACCCCAGAAGAACTTGCTGAGATAGAGCAGGAACAGAACAAAGCACTAGCAAGGAAAGCAACAGCCGAACTCCTAGGTTTTTTTGTCAAACCTGTGGTTATTATGCTATTATGGAACTGGTTGATGCCAGGACTATTCGGACTAGCAACTATAGGATACTTTAAGTCCCTAGGACTGTACGCTCTATCATCCCTGCTGTTTAAGAACACTAATGACTGAACAAATTAAACTTGTATCTGTAACCCCAAATGCAGAACAACTGATGGGGTACGTTGCTCGTGTGAGCAACCCTGCAAACCAGGAGAACCCTAAGGTTGCAGGTCTCTTGTCCTACTGCATCAAACATGGACACTGGAGCGTCTTTGAGCAGGCGTTCATGACCTTGGAAATTAATACCACCAGGGCAATCGCAGCTCAAATTTTGCGTCACCGTTCGTTCACCTATCAAGAATTTTCACAACGGTATGCTTCTACCAACCTCCTTGGTACTGACATCCCTCTACCTGAACTTCGTCGTCAAGATACGAAGAATCGTCAGAACTCCATCAATGACATCGATGAGTTGACCCAGGCACGCTTCCATGCAAAGATTGAAGAGCATTTCTATCAAGCACAACATCTTTACAATGAGATGCTAGAGGCTGGCATTGCAAAGGAATGTGCTAGAATGGTATTGCCACTCTCCGCTCCGACCAGAATCTACATGACGGGTTCAGTTCGGTCTTGGATTCATTACATCTCTTTGCGCTCTGCTAATGGAACTCAAAAAGAACACATGGATATTGCATTGGGTGCTAAGAGGGTCTTTACTTGCACGTTCCCAACCGTCGCTACTGCACTGGACTGGCGTTGTCCTGATGACGACTGTCGGTGTGAAGAAATCGAATCAATCCAACCCTCGCTTAGAATAGACTAATGCCTTCTTACCCTGTAATAAATAAGACCACAGGAGAGAAACAAACTCTCTACATGAGTATGTCAGAATACTCTGCATGGCGTGAATCCAATCCCGATTGGGATAAAGACTGGATGGAAGGATGCGGTGGGGTAACCTACGGCAAACCCAAACAGGACCAAGGTTTCAAAGAAGTTATGCAAAAAGTACAGTCGGAGCATCCTCGCGCAAATCTGAGTCGATTCACCTAAACTATGGCAAGAGCACGTAAGCGCAACACATCCTCACCCCCAGTCCCCCCAGGTATGTCTGCAAAACAAATCCGAAGGAAGAAACCCATTGACAGTTCGTATCTAACTGCTGTCAATCCTGTCACTCCTAACCAGGAGGTTGCGTTCCAACAGTATGCTCTCGGACAGAACCTTCTTCTCCATGGTGCTGCTGGTACTGGTAAAACTTTTATTAGTCTCTACATGGCACTTCAAGAAGTGCTTGACGAGAATACACCTTACGATAAAATTTACATCGTAAGGTCTCTTGTACCTACCAGAGAGATTGGTTTCCTTCCTGGAGACCACGAAGACAAGTCTGCTTTGTATCAGATTCCGTATAAGAACATGGTTCGATACATGTTCAGTATGCCTGATGACAATTCTTTCGACATGCTTTATGATAATCTTCGAGCACAAGAAACTATTTCTTTTTGGAGTACTTCTTTTATCCGTGGAGTCACTCTTGATAATGCGATTGTTATTGTTGATGAATTTTCCAACCTGAACTTCCACGAACTTGATTCTATGATTACTCGCATTGGCGAGGACTCCAAGATTATTTTCTGTGGTGATATCACTCAGTCTGACTTGGTGAAAGAGAATGAGAAGACAGGTATCCACGACTTCATTCGTATCCTCCAGTCCATGAAAGAGTTTTCATGCATCGAGTTTGATGTTGAAGACATTGTTCGTTCTGGTCTTGTTAAATCCTATCTGCTTGCTAAGTACAGCCTTAATTTGTGATGTTTGAATTTGCTACTGTTCCCCATCTCCCTTCAGAACCTCAGGTTGTGGAGAAAGATGGGAAGCGTTTATATAAATTTCCGACTCACGATAAATATTATCCAAGTGTTACCACTGTCACTGGTATCCACTCCAAGAAATCAATTATGGAATGGAGACAACGTGTTGGTGAAGACACTGCAAACAAAATCAGTTCACGAGCAACCTCGCGTGGAAACGCATTTCATGCTATAGTAGAAGAGTATTTCAAAGGTACTCTAGACCTACAGAAATATAGCAACAACCCTCTCGCTCAAAACCTGTTTCGGTGTGCTAAGACTACTCTTAATCGGATTTCTGACATACATTGTTTGGAAACCCCTCTCTACTCTGACCTCTTCTGTCTTGCTGGTCGCGTGGACTGCATTGCTCGTTTCGATAATGAGCTTGCTGTCATAGACTTCAAGACCTCTACGAAAGAAAAGAAAGAGTCATGGATTGAGAACTATTTCGTTCAAGAGACCGCTTATGCCGCCATGTTTTATGAACTAACAGGTATTAAGGTAAAGAAAATTGTCACACTCATTGCCACTGAAGAGGGCTCTACTCAAATTATTCAGAAGTACAATATTGATGACTATCTACAAGTACTTAAACGTTACATCCGAGAGTACAATGCCCAAAACTGAAGACCCATCAGCAAAGTTCCTCACAACGGCAAAGTTCTCGGAAGCAATCGAAAACCTTGTTAAGGAATCCAACGGTCTCCTCAATTACATTGAGGCGGTGGTAACCTATTGTGAGGAGAACGATATTGAACTAGACAATATCAATAAACTCCTCTCTAAACCATTGAAAGAACGCATCAAGTTTGATGCTGCTAGACTGAACTACATTAAACCCTCAAGCAAAGGTATCCTCCCACTATGACTGGTTACGAAGTGTACCAAACCTACCTCGCTGTAAGGTCACACTTCACACGTCCAGAGTACGACTTCTTCAAGTTTCGGGGGAAGACTAAGGCATCCGTTTCCTCTTTTGAGAAGAGGAAGGATGTCTATTTCTTTAAGAAACTGGCGTCTAAACTCACGACCAGGGATGATGTCCTTTACTACATGGTATCCAACTTTATTTCTGACAACAAAGGATACATTAGAAGTTTCTCTCACGATGTCTATGCCAAGTGGAAGGCGAAGCAAGAGTCATTCACTTATAAATTTATACAGGACATCGACAACCTCCTCAATGCTATTGAAGCACCTTACGAACAAAACTTTGATATAATCTTCAATGCTGAGAAGGGAAGACACCCTATTTTACTAAGAAAATATTTTGGTCAGGAAGTTAGCCTTGAAACTCTAGTTGTTTTGGAGCACTGCCTTGGATTTGTGCAAAGGTTTGACAAGGAATTGTCTGACCCCATTTGGACAGAGACTAGAAACGTTGTTGTGAAATATCAACCCTTCCTGAATATTGATTGTAAGAAATATAAGAAGGTCATTTTAGAAACGGTGCAGAAAAAACTATGAGTTTTTTTAAGTCGGAGGTTGTACAAAAAAACCTCCAAGAAATTTTTGAAACCTACCAAGAAATATCTTCGTCACAATACTGGTTGCCCAGGATGACGCAGAAAGAACGGGTAGACCACATTGAAAGAACAAGAGAACTAATTGATAAACAGAAGTTATTTTATTTCAGACTCACTCTTGCCGCGAACGAGGGAGACAAAGAAGCAGCAGAGATGAAAGACCGCATCACACAGTTGGTTCAGACCTTCGGGTACAAGGACCTACCACATTGTCTTGAATCCCTGTTAGAGACCCTGGAGCGGGCACTAGGGGGTGCTTGACCCCTTATACATACTATGCTATGATACCTCTGTCGAGTGCAGGGGGTCTTGCACAGACCAAATCCTAACCTAATACGTACACACATGTCTTTCGCATCTCTTAAGAAACAATCCAATTCCATCTTCGACAAACTGAATCAAGAACTTGAGAAGCAATCTACTGCTTCCAAGGGAGGCGCTGATGACCGTCTCTGGAAACCCGAACTGGACAAGTCTGGTAACGGGTATGCCGTCATCCGATTCCTGCCTGCTCCTGAGGGTGAAGACCTCCCTTGGGCAAAGATTTGGAGTCACGCTTTCCAAGACAAAGGTGGTTGGTACATCGAGAATTCCCTTACCACTATCGGTAAGAAGGACCCTGTTGGTGAACTGAACCGTGAACTGTGGAACAGCGGTAACAAGAGCGACCAAGAAGTCGCACGTAAGCAGAAGCGTAAGCTCTCTTACTACAGTAACATCTATGTTGTGAGCG